ATGTTTTGTCCATTACTCTGCATCAGACCTGATAACATGCTGGTTTCCGACAACCAGTGCCTAAAGGAGGCATGCTCCTGGTGGGTTGCCGATAATAACACCGGTGCCTGTGCCATCTGCCGGATGGGGGAATATGCCGCCAAACAATAATTCACTAAAAAGGAGTTGATAGCTTGGTTTCCACTTTAAAACTAAGTGACATTGCCGTTAAGTGGCGGAATACGTTACAGGCTAGTACGGCAATTCAAAATTACTGTATGGCGAAATACAGCCGGGCACCGCAAATATATGTCGGTCTCAACGGCAAAAACATGCCGGAAGATGCTGATTGTCCGCTAATTGCTTTGTATCCCGTTGCAAAAACGGAAGGTCTGGAACAGCAGCAATACACCTATAAGCTTTCCGTTGGCTGGGTTATTCTTCAAGATGGAGTGACAACGACCGGCAATCTTACGGAATATTCCGGTGTTGATGAGTGCGACGAACTTGGACAACTGATATATCTGGAACTGGCGGGGTTAAGTGCAGCCAGTCCGATCAGTGAAGTCAACTATAGTATAGAGCCTGTAGCCTATTATCCACGGTTTCCCGGACGTATGGATATCACCCTGAAGATAACGCCGGTCAATGGCTATTCCATTGAATATTAGGAGGTATAACATGACAAGAGCAAAAGGATATCATTCACAATTAGCCCTAGGGTACGAGGCCGCATACGGCACGACACCAGCAGATGTTAAAGGGTATAATATGCCTTTTAATCAGTCGAAAATCGGCATTAAACAAAATCTAATTGAATCCAGCACAATTCGCGGGCGCCGTGACAAGGAACAGCCGGCCATTGGAAATATTGATGTGTCCGGCAGCATTACGCTGCCGGTGGATCAAATCGGCATCGGCTATTGGCTGGCGGCCATGTTTGGCAGTCCGGCAACTACCGGCTCCGGTGATCCCTATACCCATGTTTTTAAAGTAACTGACGGACAACCTTCGCTGGTACTGGAACAGCAATATCCGGATATTGCGACCTATGAAACGTTTAACGGCTGCAAAATTAACAAATTCTCCTTTACTTATGGCGGGGATACCGAACTAACGGCTCAAATGGAACTGTTGGGTGCCCAAAGAACGGTTAATACGACTCCGTTTACCGCAAACCTGACGGAAGTCCCGCTCGTAAAATACAATAACTTTCAAGGCTCGCTGGAAGAAGGAGGCGCGCCGCTGGCTATCGTGACCGAAGCCAACCTGCAGGTCGATTTTGGCCTGGATGGCAATAGCTACGCCATTGGCAGCGGCGGCTGCCGCACCGCCTTACCGGAAGGAACCCTACAGGTCTCCGGCAATATCAAGGCTTTCTTTGAGGATGCAGTGTTGCTGAATAAGGCAATTAACAATACCAAGACATCATTGAACTTCAAATTTACCAACGGAACCCATAGCTTAGGCTTTTTTATGGAGGAAGTGGTTCTTCAACAAACCTCGCCTGGCATTGAGGATGAGAAGGGCATTATCATTAATCTTCCCTTTAAGGCCTTTTACAGCAGCGGTGCTGGCGGCAGTATTTTGGTGGCAACACTAGTTAATAGTTATGCAATATCGTAATTAAATAAAATTAAAACACTTTACGCATCGTTTCTTAATAACGATGCGTAAAATGTTTTAAAGGTTGATTTATCTAAAATAACTAAATTTTACTTGGAACTTTTTATTTTAAATAACTTGAAAATCACAATGGTTTTTAAATAGTTTGTACTAAAACTGATGATTTAAGGAAGAATGATGTAATGAAAATATTTGATTGGGATGTAGGAGCTGCATATAAAGAAGGAAAAGATAAGCTTGAGAATATAGTAGTAAATGAGGCTACTTACGCTAAGAATGTAATAGTAAATGAGGCCACCTACGCTAAAAATGCAATAGTAAATGAGGCTACTTATACTAAAAATGCAGTGGTAAATTATATATATCCAGATTCAAAAAGCAGTCAATCTGGCAGTGGAAATACTTCATGGAATTCTGCTTGGCTACCGACTCAGGAAACCCGTGGAAATTTATTATATCATCTATATAAGGATGACTCCGTTGTATCGGATGAAAAAGGGAATTTATTTGTTCGGATTTTAGGAAATGACTATTATACAACTACAGCGGGTACTAAAGGAGATTGGCTATTACGAAAATACGGATATGAAGATCACGTGGTCTATAGTAATAATGGAGTTCCGTATTTTCGTAATTCAGACGGTGATTGGTATATTTCTTCATTACCAATAAGACCGGTTATCTCAGGGGAAGAATACTATGCTGCACTAGTACAACAAGTAAGAAATGACCACCCGGAGTTGGATGAGGAGCAGCAAAAAGTGTTAGTAGGTGAGACGATATGGAAAAATAATTATCTTGATCTTAGAGACCAAATTGCCCATTGTAGAACTCCGGAAGAAAGAGAAGCGTTAATTAAAGCACATACTGAAGAATTAAAAAAGTATGAAGCATCAGGAATTTCTGTAGCAAAAGATATAAAGGATATTAGAGAGAGACAAGGCATGGGGTCGATAGCCCTAAGCAATGCCGAAATATATGAACAAGATATCCTGATAATAAAGGAGGAAAATCCTGGATTTACTAATGAGCAGGCATCTGCAGAATATGCAAGAAGGATACAGGAGTGGAATGATAGATTTAATAATACACTTTCTGATTTAAAGGCTAGTAGAAATTTATATGAATTACAACAAAAAATAAATTATTATGAAAGCCATGGAGTGCTAAATGCATTTAGACAATCGAATTTAGATGTTGACGGGAAAATAAATGAAATAATAACAGCGCGTAATGAGACAATAGAACGAGATTTAAATTCGATTGGCGTGGTCGGTGCTGTAGATCCTTCTCATAGCATGTTTGCTGATCCTGAGATACTGCTCAGAAATAATACGCTGAATTCAGATATTAAGATAGAGTTTAGTGATGGGATGTTTACTGACCATACTGGAACACCATCTCAAATTCAATTGGATATTGAGGAGGGGTATAATAAGTATTTTGAAGGACTAGAAAAGTTGAGAAACATCCCTTATTATGATTTTGCAATGGGGTATTTGCATGGGCTGGCAGGAGCTGATGGCGCATATAGTGATAGGAGCAATGCATATAAATTTGGTTGGAATCTGTCAAATAATGCGATGGGGGAATTGGCTGGCGCTGCTGCAAAAGTAATAGAGACCGCGCCTCCAATAATTCCAGGACGTGGACCGGCGTTGAGTAGTGAATTTGTTGAGGGGGCAACAATAGCTAGAGTTGCTGCGAAAAACATTCCTAATAATATTTTTTTTAGTAGTTCGAAGGAAAATGATTCTAGTCCATCGAATTTTCAGGAATCAAATAAAAATGATTCTGTTGTTGTAAATTTAAAATATAAAAAGGGATGGACAAAAGAGCAGCGAGCAGAGGCTGATGCAAAAACTGAATTTCTAAATAATTCGAATGCAGTTAAAACAAACCCACAAAGAGGTGGTACATCCGCCTCTTCGAGATATAAGAAAGCTAATGGTGTTGATTCAGTACCTAAAAATTCGGATGTTGATCACAAACTGGATTTACAGCTAGGGGGAGTAGATGAGGTAAGTAATATGTGGACACTTGACAATAGCGTTAATCGAAGCTTAGGTAAGCAAATAAATAATCAGATAAAAGACTTTCTCAATGGAACCAAAATTGATAAGTTTAATATTGATGATTAGGATGATATAAAAATGATGTTTGAAAAATTTTGTAGTGAATTTAAAGTCAATGTGAAGAATGAAGAACCCATTTTGCTTAGTGAAGAATTGGAGATGTATTTTAATAAATCAAATGGCGCAATAGAATTTTTACGACAGTATTCGGGCGAAACATTCAAAGAAGGTTTATATAGAATTCATAAGACAGATCAAATTGCGAAATGGAATGCAATTATAAAGAGTGCTTTTCCTGAAGTCTCAAAAAATATTATATGTTTTTCGTATGACTGGTTAGGTCGTCATTTTGCAATAGATTTTGGAAGATTAGACAAGAATGAACCGTTAATTCTTATGTTAGAGCCAGGGACAGGGGAGGCTCTTGAGATACCCGCAACTTTTATGTCCTTTCATGAAGAGGAATTAGTTGAGTATCAAGAGGCTGTATTAGCGACAGAATTTTTTAAGCAATGGAAAGAGCAAAATGAGGGAATTCTATTGCCCAATAAATGTATTGGATACAAAGTACCTCTTTTTCTAGGTGGAGAAGACTCTTTAGTAAATTTAGAAATGAATGATATGGAAGTGTACTGGGAAATATGTGGACAATTACTAAATAAAGTACGTAATTTGCCATCAGGAACGAAAATGGAGGATATAATCATATCTTAAGTAATTAGGCAGGAAGACTTGGTGTCGCGATATACGATAATTATAAGGATATATTCAATAAAGAACGTGTGAAGTCAATGGAATTATGCTTCGGAAACTCGGAAATAAAGTAATAATTGTGAAATGGCAGCATTTTAAGTGCTGCCATTTCCATTGGGATTTCTTTTCCCAATATAAAAACTAAGGAGGTAGCAGTATGGCACAATTTCCCGATATTCAACAGCCGGTCTATCCGTTTACCACCAAGATCAAGGACCCATCTTTACAAGCTGAGATGGAAAATGGGATGGTTCTGTCCCGGCCCAGGTTTACCAGGGTGCCGCAGATGTTTACTTTGAAATGGACGGCGTTGCCGGCCGCTGATTACACAATCTTGCGTGATTTCTACCGCAATACGGTGTATGGTGGCGGCTTGGTCTTTGATTGGTGTTATCCGGCAGTGGCCGGTGATCCGTATGCCGGCAAGCTGTTTTCTGTTCGTTTTAAAAGTGAGGATATTAGTTTTGATTTGGCGGCGCCGGGCTATTATTCCGGCGCCGTAACACTGCAGGAGGTGTAATATGCTGAACTTATCGGTAGCCGGTATGCTGGAGAAAAGTCAATTGTCCAGTGACGGCGTGTGGCTCTTGCTGGTGGAGGTGATGCTGCCCGATTCGCCTGAGTCGCTGCGGCTGGTCCGCAATAACGAAGACATTAGCTGGAGTGGCCATGCCTGGACAGCCTTTAATTTTAAACTGGGTGATATCACTGAAGACAATAAAGGCAAACCGCAATCCATTCCGCTCCAGATTTCGAATATGACGCAAACCGTCCAGGCCTATGTGGAGGCTAATAGTGGTCTGACCGGTACGACAGTTATTCTGAGAGTGGTTCATTCCCAGCACCTGGACAATGCTTCACCGGAACTGGAAGAGGTCTTTACTGTGCAGTCGACGACTTGTGACAGTCAATGGATCACCTTCTATCTTGGTTGTGAAATATCTATTCAACGGCGTTTTCCTCCCAGGCGAGTGCTAAAAAATTTCTGCGCCTGGCGTGATCAATACAAGGGGATAGAGTGCGGCTATAACGGGTCGTTGGCAGAGTGCGACGGAACGCTGCAAGCTTGCCGCTTGCGAGGTAATTCGGTTCGCTATGGCGGTGAGCCCAGTATTCCCGAAGGAGGCCTCTATGCATAGCATGAATGGAGTTTTTACCGATCTCATCGGTCTTCCTTTTGTCGATGGCGGACGGGATCCGGCTGTCGGGCTGGATTGCTGGGGGTTGTCGACAGAGGTTTTTCGGCGCCATGGCGTGAAATTGCCGGACTACAAGATATCCTGTGAAGAGGCCAGCTTGATTTCTCATAAAGTAAACGAACAAAGACCGCATTGGCGCAGGTGTACCGGGGAAATTCCGGTTCCTGCGCTTGTTGTTATCCGGTTTGCCGTTTACTGTGATCATACCGGGGTGTACATCGGTAACGGCCGGTTTATTCACACTCGCAAAGGGGTCGGCGTTAACATTGATCGTATCGACAGTCCGGCCTGGGTCAAGCGGATTGAAGGCTTCTATGTACCGGAGGTGTTGCCATGATTAGCCTAACGATTCTTAAAAATCCTTTTAACTATAATGAAAAGGAACTACATACCTGCGAATATGTTCCTGGCAAAACAGTGTATGAGTACATTCAGCCTTATGTGATGGGGCTGGAGGAGTATATTGTCAGTGCAAATGGTGATATTGTTGAAAATATCCAAACACAGCAGGTAACCTCCGGTGACTGGCTGGCCGTCTGCCCGGTGGTAGGTAAAAGCGGCAAGGACTGGTTCCGGATGATTGGAACATTAGCATTAGGGTATGCAACAGGATCATTAGCGAAGACATGGGGTGGAAAGTTCTGGGCCAATATGGCGGCGGGAGCTATTGGTATTGCTGGCGGTATGTTGCTGAATCACTGGTTTCCACCGGCAAAAGCGGACCAGGCTACAGTCCAAACCAATTCCTCCTACAACTGGAGTAACGCACAGTCTCAGTCCGGCCAGGGCAATGCCCTGGCCGTTACGTATGGCACGATGCGGACAGCAGGACAGATACTGGCCCAGCATATATCCAGTAATGATGAGGAGCAATACATGAATATTTTACTATGCGGCGGCGAAGGACCGATTGACAGCATCAGTGACATTCGCATTAACGACAATCCTGTTTCCTACTACAAGGATGTAGTTGTTGAAACCCGGTTGGGTGCGAATGACCAGTCGGCCATTGCCAACTTTAATGATACCTATGATGATCAGCCATTGGCCTACGAATTGAACGCTGATAATACTTGGGCTACACAGCAGACGGAAGGGAATGCCGTGCAAGGGCTGGAAGTCACGTTGCAATTTCCTGGCGGCTTGTATTACATCAATGACAACAGCAGTCTGGGCAATGCCTCGGTTACGGTAAAGCTACAGTACCGCAAGGTTGGAGATACGAATTGGAATGATTTTACGACTGCGGTTATTACGGCAGCTAAGAATACCGAATTTTTCCGTACGTATCGCTTGGATCATCTTAGTGCCGCCCAGTATGAGGTGAGAGCCCAGTGCACCGCCAAAAGCGGCACCACCACCCGGCACTCCACCAGGGTCTATTGGTCTCAATTATCAAGCATTATGTATGACGATTTTGCCCGTCCCGGCAAAGTGCTGATCGGCATTAAAGCGCTAGCTACCAGTCAATTGAGCGGCGGAACACCGGTTGTGACCTGGCTGCAGACGCGCAGCCAGGTCTGGGTGTGGAATCCGGAAAGCAATGCCTACGAACAGAAGGCGGCCAGCAATCCGGCCTGGGCAGCTTATGATATGATACACCGTTGCCGACAGATCAAAAATATCCATACCGGTAATAACGAGTTTGTGGTGCAGGGGGCCCCGGCAGCGCGGGCCATGTATCAGGATTTTGTCCGGTGGGCAGCTTTTTGCGATGACCGGAAGCTGACATTTGATTATATTTTCGATACGGCAAACGACCTTTGGTCGTTACTACAGAAGCCGGAAGGGGTTGGACGGGGTAAAGTGATCATGCGGGGCACCAAGTTCGGCTGCGTCTGCGACGCACCCGGTGAGCCAGTGCAACTGTTCACGGTGGGTAATATTCTGACCGACAAGTTTAAGGAAACTTTCGTCAGCCTAAAGGACCGGGCCAATGCGATCGAAGTGTCTTTCTCCAATAAAAACAAGGCTTATGAGAAGGAAATCATTACGGTTTACGCCGACGATTATGAGAAGGCGGACGGGCCGAACATTACCCAGATTACGCTAGATGGTGCTACTACGGTTGAACAAGCTTACCGGGAAGCCAAATACCGGCTGCGGCTTAATCAACATCTGGTACGGACGGTGGAACATAGTGCAGACATTGATGCCATCGCCTGTCAGATTAATGATGTGGTACTATTGGCTCATGATGTGCCGCAGTGGGGCTTTTCCGGGCGTTTGCTTGAGGCGACGAAGACTACCCTGACACTCGACCGGGAAGTCACTTTGGAACCAGGAAAATCATATGCGGTGGCTCTCCAAGTTACCAATCCGGCGGCACGGACCAGCCAGGAAGTGCAAAGCCTGGTGACGGTAGCGGTACAAGGAGTAACAGAGGAAACGGTTACTAATGTCATTACCCTGGCTAGTCCGTTGTCAACAGTTCCTATGAAGTGGGATCTCTATAGCTTCGGGGAAACGAACAAGGTGGTCAAGCCCTTCCAGGTACTTAATATTAGCCGGGATCAGGATTTACGGCGTAAAATTACCTGCCTGGAATATATTGAAGACATTTATAAGGAAACAGCGGACATACCGGACATCAACTATAGTGCGCTGGATACAACGGTCGAGGTTAGACAGGTCAGCGTTGCCGAAGAAACGTACCGGCAAAAGGATGGAACTATGATATCTAACCTCAATGTTTCCTGGAATATTCCTCGTACTACGGCAATTAGTAGCTATAAGGTCCTCTACAGCGACGACAACGGTTCCACTTGGACCGAGTGGCGTACTGGCCTGATTACGCAAAGTACGACTATTTCCGGTGTGAAAACGGCAACCACATATTTGGTGAAGGTTTGCACTATCAATAGTTTTGGTGTTGTATCCAAAGGGGTACAGGCGTCGATCTATGTAGCCGGCAAAGACCTGCCGCCAACGGATGTGGCCGGCTTAGCCGCCTCGCTTGATGTTGTCGATGTAACTAAGGTTAAGCTGTCGTGGCCGGCGGTAGCCGATATTGATTTGGCTGGCTACCGGATCAGAGAAGGGGCGACAGTCCTGGAAAATCTGGCGCAGATTACCACCTATTCCTACGCGGCAACTGAAAGTCGTGCCTATACCTTTTCGGTTACGGCAGTGGATAACTCGGGCAATGAGTCTGTCGTTGCCGCTGCAGCAACAGTGCAGGTGACGGTGGAGCCATCCGTTGTGCAGGGATTCGTTATCAATCAGCGTTTATCTGATCGTAGTTACGTGGATATGACCTGGAAGGCAAATGCTGATGCCGGTTTATCCCATTATGAAATTCGCATGAGCGATAAGGAGGACTGGGATTCGGCCCAAGTTATTGCCAGTCAGCTTAAAGCCACCAGTTTTAGTTATCAGCTTGCAGTAGAGGGTTATACCTATTTCTTTATCAAAGCGGTTAATTCCAGCGGCTATTACAGCAAAAACGCAGCCGAAGCTGCACTGCAGGTGGTCTTGAAGCCGGATGCGGTTTCCCAGCTTACGGCTGTTCAAAGCGCAAAAGATAAAAGCATGATTCTTTTAACCTGGGACGCGGTAAAGGGAGAAGATATTGCCGGCTATCGGGTAACAACCAAGGATGGCGCCTATATGACTAAAGAGCTTACTTACCGCTATGAGGCGAGGGAAGATGTGACCTATATGTTTGCCGTGCAGGCTGTTACGATAGCTGGATATGTCTCCAAAACCACAAACTGCAGCCTCGCAGTAACTATAGCGGCAGAGGATGTGAACGGACTGACCGTACAGCAATCCGGTACTGACCGGACAAAGGTGATTCTAACCTGGGCTGCACCGGCAGAACTGGATGTGGCGTACTACATCATTAAGGCAGGAACGGCATGGGAAACAGCTTCTGTTTTGGCAACACGGATTACCGGCACCCGTTTTGAAACGTCGGTCACTGAGGAAACGGAGCAAACTTTTTTAATTAAGGCGGTTACCCTGGCCGGAAACGAGAGTCAATATCCGGCTCAGGTCAGCGGCATATTCAATCTCCATCCTGATCCGGTGACCAATCTGGTGGTAACCCAGTCGGCTACAGATACGTCGGTGCTGAACATTGCCTGGACAGGCATACTGGAAAGTGACCTGGCTTATTATGACGTACGCGTAGGAAGTTCCTGGGAGGAAGCTGTTCCCATTGCAACCACGCAGGAAACAAGCTGTACTTATACGGTACGGGCCAGTGGGGCGGTGAAAATATTAATAAAAGCGATGAATGTGGCTAAGTTTTACTCCGATGAGACTGTAGCTACACTGTATTGTACGGTGGAACCGGCAGCGATCAGCAATTTTCGGGTATACCAAAATGGGGCTTACGTGGAACTCTACTGGGACAAAGCGGTTGAGACCGATGTGACCGGGTATGAAATCCGGGAAGGATCAGGTTTTAGTGGTGGTTCCCTGGTAGTAACAGGGCAGACGACAACTAGCTATAAGTATATGGTTGACACCGAACGAATGTACCGGTATCACATAAAAGCCATCAATAAAGGCGGCTTTTACAGCATAACAGCGGCCAATGCTAATGTTCTGGTGGACGACTTGCCGGCAAGAAATGTGATCGAAGCCTTCGATGAGTTTGCACTGCAATCCGGGACGCACGACAATACTGCCTTTCAGACCTCGCAATACAAGTTTAGCAATCTAGGTGGTAAATTTAGCGACTATCCGACGACGCGGTTTAGTGAAATTGGCGGTTCCACCGTGCTGACTTTGGCGAAAAATGATTCAGAGTACTGTTCTAGTGGTACATATACTTGTAAACAACTGGATATTGGGCAAACGCTGACAGCTAATATAACGTCGTATTTTGTTTCTTCTGTGTTCATGGTGCCGGGGACCTCTGCAACATTGCAGTACAGAACAAGCCGGGATGGCAGTGCATTTACTGAGTGGCAGGACTTTACCACTGTTCAGGCCACGTTCCGCTATCTGGAATTCCGGGTCCTGCTGGCTACTACGGATATCGCTAAAACGCCGGAAGTTAACCATCTGGTTATTTCAGTGGATGTGCCGGAGAGCGAGCTGTGTGTCACGGCTGATATAGCTGCCGGTGGAACTACAATACCGTATGGGCGGACTTTTTACACAGTTCCGGTAGTGACACCTACCGCAGTTGGCGAGGACCTGCATGCACAGGTGATAGAAAAAAATACCACAGGAGCAACCATTAAAGTAAAAGACTCTTCCAACAACGATGTCGGTGGAACGGTGGATCTACTGATCAGGGGATACTAAATATTTTTATGAGGTGATGATATGTCTTATAATGAAAAACTGCCAATGGATGATGAGTATATCGCGTCAGGTCCGGCGGATATCCGTGAGAATTTCCGGGCCTTAAAGGAGGACCAAATCGTTGATGCCGGTACATTGGCCGGCCTTGCACCAGGCAATTCCGGAGGCAATATTCCGCTATCTAACGGGGTGGTCAATTCAGGACTGAATGCCGATAAACTGGACGGGCTGGATGCTGCTGCCTTCGCGAGTGCTGCGCATATCCATGCTGTTGCTACTGATTCGTCAAACGGTTTTATGTCAAATACCGACAAAGCAAAACTGAATGCCATCGCGACTGGGGCGGAAGTTAATCAGAACGCTTTTTCTAGTGTGCTGGTGGGTAGTACTACCATACAAGCAGACAGTGTAGCAGATACTTTGGAAATTACCGCCGGGGCAAACATATCGCTTACATCAGACGCAACCAATGACCGAGTAACGATTGCAGTGTCAGGGACAGTTCCGTCAGCTACCACGGCGACTATCGCAGCAGCTTGTACGGGAAATGCGGCAACCGCAACAAAACTAGCAACCGTACGAGCTATAAATGGTGTGGCGTTTGATGGAGGTAGCGATATAGCTATAGTTGATTCCACGAAAGCACCCATTTCACATGCATCTACTAGTACGACTTATGGAATAGCAACGGCATCAAGCTATGGGCACGCCAAGGCATCCACTGATACGCCTGCTGCTGCAGGAACGGCGGCAGTTGGTACCGATAATGGGTTATATGCACGGGGTGATCATGTTCATCCTGCTCAAACTGATATTGCAGGAAAGGCTGCAACAGCAACAACTGCCTACAATATCCCTAATTCAGATGTTGGCGGGAATATTTGGATAGCGTAGGAGGGGAAAATGGCTACTTATACAAAAAAATTACACATTAGAAAAAACAACATTATTACAGATATTTGTTTATACACAACCACAAGTGAAGTCGGTAGTGATTATGTAATTTTAAATATTAATGGAAATATAGTATACGCAAAGTTAGGTAGTACAACAGATGCAAATGCCAGTCCACTGCGAATTAGAAAGAGTAGTTCTGTGTATGCTGTTCTAACCCAGGCAACACCGCCATATGGTAGCATATCCTATACAGTAGCCGGAACTTATACTTTTACCACATCAGGTGGAGTCACAAAAATCAAAATTACCTTAGTCGGCGGTGGCGGTGCCGCCGATGATTATTGGGAGGAGGATAACAAAGAGGGGTATATAGATCCTAATTATTCCTGTGGCGGCGGTGGTGGAAGTGGATATTTTTCAACAGGGATATATGATGTGACCCCAAATACTTCCTATATAGTAACTGTTGGCGCAGGAGCCGGTATAAATAGTAACTATAAGCAGACATATGGAAAAAGCAGTTCGGTTGGTAATATTGTGTCCGTTAATGGTGGCCAGACTGGTAGTCGCGGCTCAAACACTGATGGTGGAATAGGTGGTGTTAATGGGACAAAAGGAGATATCAACCAATTGCCGATGAAAGGTGGCACCGGCGGGGTTCCTCCCGCTCCATATGCACCATACGGGAAAGGTGGAAACGGTGGAGAACCGGCGGGATATGGGGGAGCTAAGGCCACAGCAGGGGTAAATGGTATGGTTAAGATTGAATGGGGCATTGGGATACAATAGGCTATCCCCTATGAAATATACCTATACGAAAAAGGAGACAGGGCTGTGGGAGATGAAGGTGTTGCCCGGTTAATTAATAAGCTTGATGATGTAAGTGAACGGCTGGCCAGAGTAGAAACCTTGCTGGAGGAGCGGGAAAAAAACAAAATCAGTTTGGCTGGACTGCTGGCATGGCTGGCTACTACCGCGATAGCCGTTTATGGTGTGCTTCACAAATAGGGGGAATGGATATGAAAGGGGTAACACTGGAAGAGTTAAGACAGCTTGCCTTAGACAGCAAGGCCTCGCTTTGGCAAAAGGCTTGCAGCCTGAATCGCGAGGTGAAATTATATCTGCACTGGTCTGCCGGTCATTATGGGCAGTTTTTTGACGATTATCATATCAATATTGACCGGGATGGCAGTGTGTATGTCAGCACGGAAGATCTGAGCGCCGTATTAGCCCATACCTGGCGGAGAAATACGGGCAGTGTGGGAATGGCACTAGCTTGCTGTTATGGCGCCACAACGAAAGACTTGGGGAACGAACCGCCGACGGCTGCACAGATGGAAGCTATGGCACAGGTGATCAGTGTGTTGGCCAGTGTCCTGGGAATTCCCATTGATTTGCAGCATGTTCTGACCCATGGCGAGGCCGGTGACAATATGGATGGCCTTGATATAACCGAAAAGTACGGTATGAACAGTACTTGCGAACGTTGGGATATCGCCATACTGCATACCGGTGATGGATGGGGTTCCGGCGGCGATATCCTTAGAGGAAAAGCTATCTGGTATCAATATCATTCGTAGGAGCGATGAATATGGTTACGCTTATTTTCGTCCGGGGAGATCCAGTCAGTATGATTGATCGTACGATTGAAGCCGTTAGTCAGGGGGATTTTTGCCATGTAGCCGTTCAGTTCGCCTGGGGGATCGTGGAAGCCTTAGGCGTACCGGAAAGAGGGTTTGTGCCGGGGGTGCGATTGTCGCCGACAGACAAGTATGACGGTAAAGCAGTTGCAACGATGAAGCTGGCACTGCCGGAGGAAGCCGCCGCCGAACAGGAGGCCCGCAGGCTGCTTGGCCGGTTATATAGTTATATCGGCTGCCTGGAAGGCGGCATATATGATCTGACCGGGATCAGGCTGCAGCCTTGGTTAAATAAGCTCAGTGACTGGCTGCAGATTCGGTTATTCGGTACAGTTCTGCCGGTTGATATTGGAACCTGGTCGATGAACTGTTCCGAAACGGCTGCCCGGATTATCAGAGCCGGTGGAATCAATGTACTGCCCGGTGTGGAGGCCGATTGTATTACACCGATGGATCTGATCCGCTATTTTCAAATCGATAAGGGGGAATTAACCATGAGTGAAGAAACTATAAGCAACAGTTCGGCAGATAAAACTGATGCGACAAATACTCTATTGTATCAATGACAGGCGTTGCCGGTGTAGTCTCCGATATAGCCGGCTCGGTTGTTGACACGGCTGTGGCTTCCGGCAGTACTTCTGTAACCAATTGGGTTAGCGGGGAGATTGCAAAGCTGCGGGAGGAGATGAATTCCACCGCTAACTTTACGGTAGCCGCCAGGGACAGGCTGGAGATTGCGGCGCTGGAAACCATGTCGGTGGTGGCGTTGGCCGAGCTTAAGCATTTGGCTGTAAAGCTAAAGGATAAGATTTCATAA